ATCAGGCCAATTAACCCAACCATCCTCGTTAACATGCCATCTCCACTTTCTTGAATATTCTTCAGTTAAACCAAATACAGTATTAACACGAGGTACTCTAATTACTTCATTTTTAGGATTACTTAAAATAATCTCTGGGAGATATTCTATTAGATCTTTATGAGGGATTTCATCAGCATCAATTTGGAATATCCAATCACCACTACAAAATGAAGTTAGTTTGTTTTTCCAATCAGCAAAGTGTCCTTTAAAATTATCTTCAATCAAATTGATATAATCTTCAGAACTTAATTCATGAAGATATCTAAGTAATTCAGATGTCGGTTTATTTTTAGATAAATCAACTAATACTACAATTTCATCTTGAGTTCTTTTATTGTTTATCAATAGCGAGAGGAGTCTCTGTATTTCAAGAAACTCATTGCATACAGTTATTGCGTAACTTATTCTCATATGTTTAATATTGTTTGATTAAATATACGAAAGGAGATTGGTTAAGCCAACTTTAAATAATCTTTTAGATTTGATTTTGGAACCCAACCCAATATTTCCTTAGCTTTTGATATATCTGCCTTAGTGTGTTTACTTTCTCCTATTCTTTCTGGTATATGTTTATGTGAACCTCCTATCATTTTTACTAAATCAAGTATGCTGTAAGATTTTCCAGTTCCTATATTATAAATTTCACCAAATCCTTCTTTGATATCCATAGCTAGCATATTAGCTTCTACAATATCTTCTATATTTGTAAAATCTCTAGTTTGTAAACCATCTCCAATAATAGTCATTTTTTCCCCCTGTTCTTTCTGTTTTAAAAATAACCCAATTACAGGAGCATATTGACCCCTTAAAGGTTGTCTATCACCATAAACATTGAAATATCTAAGTGTAATTGTTTCTAATCCAAATAATTTATTATATATTCTACATAACTCTTCACCTGCTACTTTAGTAACCGAGTATGGGTTTAAACAATCATTAGGCATTGTTTCTTTTAAAGGGGGAGTGTTTGATTTCCCATAAGCCGATGATGTGGATGAATAAATAACCCTATTACACCCTGCTTCTCTTGCTGCTTGTAAAACATTGCAGGTTCCAGTTGTGTTAGTTCTAGTTGCTAATGTAGGATTATTTGTTGCTATTTGAATTCTTGACTCTGCCGCTAAGTGGAAAACTACATCAGCATCTTTAAATAAATCTTTAATAATATCATAATTTCCTATATCATAAGCCCAATATCTAACTATACTTGAATTATTAAAGTGAGGCTTATCATGTGATTCAGCAGATAGGTTATCAATTATCCTAATAGAGTCAAACTTACCACTATTTACTAAAGCATCTACTATATGGGAACCTATAAAGCCAGCACCTCCAGTAACTACAGCTGTTTTTAATTTTTTTGTAGTACTCTTTGTTAAAAAATCTTTTACTTTATTTACTATCTTCATCTGCTGAGAATATGTTTATGTAATCTAGGGCATCCATAAAATTTTCGTGTGAAAATCTTTTTTCTGTAGTCATATCCATTCTCCACTCATAAAATTCTCCTTCTTTACTAGGAATTGGATATTTTTCTTTTTCTTCTTCTTTTATTTCTACTGCTTTTACAGCAGCCCACTCATAATTATTTTGTGATGGGGTTTCATTTACTACACCATGATCTTTAGCAGCTGATGCAAACACCATCCCTTGTTGGGGTAGATTAACAGTTTGAGGCATCCAAACCATCCCTTCATCATCTTCTCCTAATAGGGCTTTATATAACTCAGGTAAAATTTCTATTTGTTCTTCAAAAAACTTTTCTCCCTTTTTCATTACAGATGAAGTTTGAAAACCACAACCATAGCAAGAATATAATTCTATACCATTTACTTCATGCTTATAACAAGCATCTCCATCACATCTATTACATTTTACTAATTTATCTTCTACCATTTTATACTTTTTTTAATTTTGATTTTTTAGGCATTTTAATTTTATCCATTCCTGGTAACTTTAATTCCATTTTTTTAGGTAAAATCGGAAGGGTTAAATCAAACATTTCATTGATTTGATTACTCATTGATTTATAACTAAATTTTGTTTTTGAAGTTTTAGTCTGACGTTTAGCTTTTACAACCCAGTCTTTATAATTTTTAAAAGTATCTTCAAATAAATATTTAACATCACCTAAATTAGGTTTAAACCATTGTGCTTCTTTTAATAACATATTAGGAACTACTGATGAAGGGTGTAGTTGTTCTAATTCACCCCCAACATATCCAACATCACCCTCATTAAGGAAATCTGTATGACCTGACCAAGATGTTGTAATAATGGGTTTATTAACTAAACTAAATTCTAATAGTGGTCTGCCAAATCCTTCACCTCTAGTTAAACAAACCATTGTTTTTACTTTAGGGTGATTATATATTTCATTTACTTCAATATTAGATAATTCACCATGTAATACATAAATAGATGGTAAATCATTAGATGGTATTGAATCTTTTATCATCTCAATCCTTCTCATAATTTCAGATCTATCCATATGACTTCCTCCTACTACAGCTGTTTTGAGGATTAATGCTGGTTTTTCCTTTTTATCTTTGAAAATTTCATAAAATGTTTTTACTAATAAACCTACATTTTTTCTATCATGCCCTAGTTCTCCATGCATCCAGTGTCCTACAAATAGATAAGCATAATCTTCTGGAATGTCATTTATGTTGTTATACAAATCTTTGTTTGTAAATTTATCTGTAGTTTTGTAAACATCTAAATTAGCCCCCTCAATTAATACCTTAACTGGTTTCTCTAATCTTATTACTTTATTATCTTCCTTATCTTTTGTAAACTCACAAGTTTCAAATACTCTTTTAGAATGGTTAGATGAAGTTAATATTAAATCCATACGATTACACCCTTCAATCCAACTTCCGTCACACACAGTTGTTTCAATCCCTGCAGTTAACCCAATATTATATTTACCTACAGCTTGAAATTCATTAGGAACTGTTATTTGACACCAATAATCAGGTTGTTCTGTTAGTTGGGGAATAATATGTTTACTTAAAAACCCCCACTCTTTTTTATTATCTTTAATAAAATTACGTTGTGTATTACCCCACCTTTGAGATAATATTTTTACTTCATATTTATCTGACTCAATTATGGATTTAACATAATCTCTAGCTCTGGCTCCATAACCACTATATGTGTCTATAGGACAACTTACAATAAATGTATTTTTCATATTAGTATACTAATTTATGATTTAAAACTTTGTTATTTTCATTTTTATCACTAGTAAATGTAAATTTAGGTCTTGGAGTAAATGTTTTAAATAGTTCATCCATTCCTTCTACTACCCTACTAGCCATCCTTTCCGATGTAAATCCGGCTTCTTTACTTAAAGCCCATTCCATCCCTTTTTTACCTATTCTTTTTCTTTCTTTATCTCCCATATCATATATAGCTTTTATTTGTACTGCTGCATCTTCAGCTGAGCATCTATCATCATAGATGTATGGTGTTCTTGGAGAACCTACTAATGATAAGTTAGATGGGAATACTGGTAAAGCCCATTCACCACATTCTGTAAATGTTTTTTTATGATTTGAAGGAACATCAGGGTTTGGTGTATACCATTCTTTTTTATCATCTACAAATCTCATTTGATCTTGCATTCCTCCTGTTACATTAGCGATAATAGGAGTACCTGTTAGTAATGATTCTGTTAATGATAAACCCCAACCTTCGGCTGATGAAAGTAATATTGTGGCATCTGCTACATTATATAATAATGCCATTTGCTCTGTAGTTAATTTATTAGAAGATATTCTAATGTTATGATCCTTATTAGGAAATAAAAATCGGATTACTGCTGGTAAGTCAGTACCATGATCATCTATAGGATTTGTATGTAATACAAATTGACATTTATTTCTCTCTTCTTTAGATAAACCATCTAAAAAATATTTCCAAGCTAAAATTGTATCTGGTATTGATTTTCTTCTAATATTTCTAGAGTTAAAAAATAAAGTAAATTTATCTTCACTCATACCTTGAGAAACATAACTATCTATTTTCTTTAAATCTTCATTATCTTTACTTATAGGTTTGAATACATTATGATTAAGACCATGAGGGATATATTTAATAATCTTTGACTTACTATCATCACCTAAAACCATTTCATTTATATTTTTGGTTTGTTTTGATATCCCAAATAAGGCATCACAAGAGTTGTAAAAATCCTTATTATACATAGGAGCTGGTAAATCATCCCATATATTTAAATATGCAATTGGGATTTCATTTCTAATTTCATTTTCAATATTAAATAACCATTCAAAGTATCTAGGATCTGTTATCAAAAATAAAGCATCTATTTTTTCCCTTTTAATTACTTCTCTTAATATTTCAGGATCGCCATAACCATCACAAGGATATAATTTAACACTAGAATCATCAATCCCATTCATTTTATTAGTCGCTTCACTTAAATCTTGGATTTGACCCTTATCTGGGTGTTTAATAGCTCCTGCTAACTGAACCCAATTATATCTATGGGAGGTATTAGTAACTATTTCTCTTCCAATTTGAGCTACTCCGGAGTGTACTCTAATATCATCTGTTAGTAATAAGATAGTTTTTCTATCTTCTCGTTTGATATAACCTTCTTTCATCTAAAAACTTTTTATTTAATTAATTATTTTTCTAAGTTAACTTGTGAATTTATTTTTTTTCTAAAATCTTCATCAGTTAGGTATAAAAATAAGGATCTATCTGCTAGTTTTTGAAAACTGAATTTTCGTTTTACACATTCAATTTTAAAATCATCAAATAAATCACTTTTTACTTTTACACTTGTTAGTGTCATTTCTTTTGCGTTTGCCATAATTTTTATTTTAATTTATATTTGTCTATACATATATGTAGATTAAAAATTCTTGCCAACTGCACTGCATAATTCTGTATTTTCTTTATAAGGACAAAACGAACAATTCCACTTACTTGGGTTTGCGTTGAATATAGTATCTTTATATGTGCCATCCAAGTTAAAAGATTTATTCAGAAAATCATCCAAATTTTTAGTAGCTTTATTAACTTTATTTTTCCCAGATGCCGGGGTAAATGTTTGTATTCTTTTTTGAGGATATTCACCATCTAAATATACCTTACGTCTAACAATAAAAAATTCAATATCAATACTTTCAATTGGTATGTTATACTGTTTACTAAAAAAGTATTTATATAGCACTAATTGGAATTGTTTTGACTCATCTTTTTTAGCATATGAACCCCACCCTTTTGTTGACGTTTTTATGTCGATTATCTTGAATGTATTTGTGGGTTCATGGTACATTACGATATCCAAATAGCCCATGTATTTAACGCGGTTAATACGCATATTAGGCGCAATAACTATTGGCACCTCACAACCCACTAAATGCCATCCTTTTTTACTAAAATATCCACCTTTTTTCTTTTTAAAATTTTGAAGAATGGCTATACCATCATCAAAAAACTCTCTTATTTCCTCAGGGGTGCTAAAATGTTTGCCTTTATTTTTTTTATAATCCTTAGCATAACATTCTCTTAAAGTTTCCTCAAATAGTTCTTCTATATTAATTCTATCTGCTTCAGCACCACTTGTTTTATACATTACATCTAAATAATGTTGTAAAACCTCATGCAATGCTGTTCCAAATGTCATATGGATACTTTGTTCACTAATTTTGTGACCATCCCTATATTGAAGAGACCACTTTTTAGGACACTGAGTAAACATAGACAATTGAGAATAAGATATATTCTTTTCAATTGCAAAGTTAAGAGGTGTTGGAGGGTTTTCCCTAATATCTCTTACTATTATAGGTAATTTCTTTTTAGCCAAAATTTATTTTTTCCATTTATCACGACCCACTAATAGACCAATAATGCCATAATTTGCGACATCTAAGAATGTATCTTCCATACCTTCACCTTTAACAAAATTCTTACCGTTTACTAATAAATTCTTTAGTCTGGATATTTTATCTGTTAATCTAATTGCTAAGCCAGTTAGTGAAAATGTTTTATCTGCTTTACTATTAAGAATATCACCACCTAATGATATATTATTTAAGCCATAATCCATATGCTTGGCTGCAAACAATTTATACATTTCTTCTTGTATTTGCTTAAATTCCTCTGATAACTCTGGGTATTCATGTTCAAATACTTCTACTGCAGTTGAATTAATAGTAGGTATTGGTCTTTCTAGTACTTTATTTGGTACAGGATTCCCATCATTAATAAATGTTGGTTTTACATTTTTAGGGTACTTCGCATCCATTATTTCTCTATCACTCATCTGTTCCGAAAATTTTTTAATTATATCACTCATTAATAATTTCTTTAGATGGTTTTGCAAAATATTTATCTAATGCAGCTAATCTATCATCAGCGTCTACTAACATTGTTAGTGCTTCTTCGGCATTTTTGTAAAAATCTGCTGTGGAATGATCACCAATACCTACTGCATGGTTAGATAATAATTCTAAACTAAGTAATGCTTTTGATTTATCAGCTAGTGCTGAATCTTTTAACATATTAAATACTTGTGTTATCATATTGTTTTTAGTAATTTTTTAATTTCTTTATCTTCTAAACCTACACTCTGTAGGATGTCTTTTACTTCTAATTTTCCTAATATGGGAATATACGAACAAGCTTCATCAAATCCAACTTCTAAATAATTGGCTACTATCTTAGTTATATCTTTTGTATCTTTTTTATTTTGGTTTTTAATATACTTATTCCAAACTTTTTTCTTAGGAAGTATCTCTTTGTAGAAGTTATAAAGTCCCTTTTTATCTGTTGGGTGGAACTTTTGGGCTAGATTAACAATATCAATATAACTTTTATTCATTGATAAAAATCTATGAACCATGTAAGAATTCCACCCATCCCAATCTTCCTTTTCAAATTGGGTGGGTGGAGATTTCTTAACAGTTATTTCATTTAACCAGTTAAATACAGTCATTAAAT